CCCTGACCTGATCCCAGACCTGATCCCAGACCTGATCCCCGACCTGATCCCCGACCTGATCCCTGACCTGATCCCAGACCTGAGCCCAGACCTGAGCCCCGACCTGATCCCTGACCTGATCCCAGACCTGATCCCAGACCTGAGCACTGACCTGATCCATAATTTTTTTCAGTTTTCCTGTGTCTGGCATTGTTTCTGCTGTAATAGGGTTGATTGGTTTATGGTTTTTTAGCCGATCGTTGATGTCTTTGAGCAAGGGAAACAATGTTTCAATCCTATGAATTTTTTTAAATTTAATTATATCCGTCCTGAATTTGCCGTGCGAATTAATAGGAATGATGATTTTAGCTTTTTTAGGAATCTCACATTCCACAATCACGCCGTTTAATTTTAAACAGTTATCAGCAATCCACTTAATGGTAGCTAGATTCCATCCAGCTCCGCAATCCTCGTGAGGGTCTTCATTTAGATTGCCAGCTCTTAAATGTCGTTTGCATTTGAGATTATATTGATAATTCTTGTACGGCGAAACCCCGTCAACACTAAGAAATTTATATCCTTTGCGTTGTTCCACCAATTCCTCTAATGATTCATATCCCATTTTTCATTTCCTCCTTTTCTAGTATTATTGCATTAATTAACGCGTTATTCATTGCTTCCAAGTGTGTATTTTCCTCAATCACTTTGTCAATTAATTTTTGTTTTTCCGCAACATTGGTTTTCAGGGCGGCAATTAAGCTGTCCTGATCCTCAACTTTTTTAATCCAGTCATTTCCCATTGTGTAACCTCCAAATATTCCACCCCTAATTTCCGTTAAACTCAGGCGCTAAAATTCCGTAGCCGCCCCAATCTTGATGAATTTGCAGATTGTTTTCCCGGACATATCCGTCTTTGATCTTGAGGGTATAGCCGCGCGGGTCGTGATTGATAAAAACCGGAATATTTTGAGCCTTGAAGTTTAAAATCTTGTCAACTTTTGCAAGTATAGCATCGAAAAAAGCGTCTTGTTCTTCTTCGGTAGCCTGTTTTATGCCGGTTCTTTCTTCCTGTCTGGTCAATTCCAGCCGGTCAAGCGTATTTGTATTGCATAGGCAAGTGGCCGCGCGGTTTGCTTTCAATTCAATGGTATGCAATTTTTTTGATAATTTGATCGGGTCTTCATTTAAGTTGAAAATCTTGTTTAAATCCTGTCCGTGTTTCTCGATTTGCTGATACATCCTATCTTTTTTTTTCATGGTATGTCTCCTTTTTAGTTTATCCAGTCGGGCTGGTATGTTAATTATCGAAATAAATTCCCATAGCATCTCCGTGGTCATAACAATTAACCGGGCGCACCTCCAGTGTTTTTAAGCCCTCTTTTCCATAAATACTTTCTAGCGTACTGGGTGAATTATTTTGAATTACAGCCTTAAGGTGTTGATTGGCCTCTTCTTTTGTTTTAAAATGGTTGCGGCCTTGATTTGCTTGCGCTAATATTCGGAAACCGTCCTTATTTACAAATGTTAATGCGTACATGATTTTCATAATTCCCTTCTTTCTGGCTTTCGCCTGGTTAAACAAAATAATGTCCGTTTTGGTATGTCGCGCCCTCTACGATATACATTATTCCTCCTCAATGGCCTCTAATGCGAAAAACAAACGATTCTCCAACGCCTCCTCGAGTGACGACCGCCATTGTGTCGGAGTTATCCCCCAGTTTTTGCAATCAGTTTCATCGGCGGCACGCATTTTCAATCCCTCAATTAATTCATCGAGGCTATTGTCGTTAAAACATGCCTCCGCGAAACCGTCTAATTCATTGCGTTGGATTGTTAATTTCAGGGATGTTGCTAAAAATTTTAACGCTGCCCTCTGTGTTGCAAATTCTGATGTTTTAAAAATTGTTCGTTTCATAATTTCCTCCTATATTTTAGTTGCCTATTTTGTCGGTTCGTTTTGGTTTGTTGCGATTATATACAGCATTATCTATGCCATAATTTTTAAAATAAATAATCAATAATATTAGGTATTTAAAAATTGGGGTAATCATAAACAGGTGAAAATCACCCGAACAGCAGGCGTACAACGCCCGAATGCTTTATTTTGTTGATAACTTTTGTGGGCGGTGGTATAAGTAATTATGCAATGCACACATTGTGATAATTATAATCGCGGACACGGACAGCCTGCATGTCTCAAGTGCCAGAAATATAAAGATATTTTGCTCCAATCTGTCAGGCGCAATACCATCGCAATAGATGTAGTCCCTGATACGATCCTCAACAATATCCCCGATCCCAGATCAATTACAATATTAGATGCGATTAGGCAATTACCACTAGAGTTATCAATGCCATTACTAGCCTATCATATCCTCGGCGCTAACCAACGCGAGATCGCCAATCATTATAATATCAGTCGCCGCGCGGTGCAGGGTAAAATAAAAAAATCAATTGAAATCATTAAGGAATTAACCATAACGAGCGATTAATATTGCGCACCCTCTGCTATATATAATAATATACTGAGGAGCAATCCTCGTTGCATAGCCGGTAGGCGGAGCAACTCATGGGGCATGGCTAATACTTAATCAGGCGATCCGGCCACAAGCGAGATCACAACCAATATAATAAGCCAGCCCCGACAAAACATAGGGCTAAACATGGCAGCCGAAACGATAAAAAAAAACCAGATCACCAAACCTAAAAACAAAAAAACCAACCAACCAACCATTAAACAACAAAAAATCCTACAGATAAAATCAGAACACCCAGACCTGACAGTTAGGCAAATAGCAGTGTTAGCAGATGCCGGACATCCTCATGTAGTGCAGACACTACAGCGTTATGGGATTAACCAGACGCACCTGGATGATTATAAAACACATCGAGCTGATATACTAGCAGGATTGCAGCATAGGCTGCTCACCTCTGTGACCGATGAGGATATTAAAAAGACTCCACTAGGCTCGCGAGTGCTAGCGGCGGCGCAATTAATCGACAAAGAACGCCTGGAGCGGGGTCAAACCACTACCAACATAGGTGCGCTAATAGCTCACATTGAGGGATTCCAGCGGTCAGACATCAGTTGTGCAGTGCAACAATCGGGCAATAATACCAATAATCAAGATAATATTATAGATGTATTATGAGATATGTAGGGATTACAGGTAGTTACGTGTGGTACGTCATATAACCTGTGTTATGTAAACATTTGATAATTGGCACGGAATGTGCTATGAGCGCGATAAATAAAAAACACGGGCTAGAGAACGGACGGTCAGGGGGGTGTGCCGGGGGTGACGATGGTCGTTGGGTGCCATAGATATTCCCCCCGTACAAAAGAGATTTTAATATATGGCCAAAGAGAAGTATGTCTCACTAGGGGAAGAGAAATTACCTGAAAATCAAGAGGAATTGAGAAAAAGGCTTGAGAAAGAACTTCCCCTGTTCTTTTTGAGAATGAATAGCGCACAGGAAAGGTTTGTAAGGGTTAAGAATAGCTCAGGCAGAACACCTAAGAGGAGAATATTTGAGGCCGGAAATAAGATCGGAAAAACGTTGATAGGTTTGGCCGAGGATTTAGCCCATATGATGGGATTCAGACCGTGGTTAGTACCTGAAGACCCTGATTATAAGATAGATATTGCCATCCCCAACATAGGATTGTTGGGTTGCGAAACATATAAGCATTCGGTTGCTGAGAAAATAGAGCCGATGCTAAGGTGGATGACACCAGTTACCTGTCAGCCTGTATTTAAACCGGGGCCGACAGGTGTTTTGAATGTATTAACGCTACCGTTTGATGCGAAAGGCGGGAAATGTGGAAGTAAGATGCACATACGGTCGTATGATGAACAGGCATCCACTTTTGAGGGGCAGGATTACAATTGGGAACACTTTGACGAACCGCCACCGGAGAGTATACTTACGGCTGCGGAACGTGGGAAGGTCGTTACCAACGCTCCATCGTGGTTCACGATGACACCTTTAACCGAAGCGTATATTTACGACAAATTCAGTTGTCGGGCGGCGATTCATGGTTGAAAAGTTTGAAAAAACATTTCTATCTGACGAACTGGATGAAGAAATTGCCGTTATTCGCGGAGAGATATGGGATAATTGCCGCGATTGGTGTTATAAATGTAGTATTGCTATACCGGAGAATGAGAAAGAACGTAAAATCGTTCTATGCCCTAAATGTAAAAGAATTTTGGGGTTTATTCCTAAAAATGGAATTAATGAATATTTAAAGACATTGCAACCGGATGAAAGAGAGGCGCGGGAAAAGGGGATATGGCACCATCTTTCGGGTCTGGTATATAAGGAACTGGACAGGGAAAAACATCTTTATGAGGACTTTCCTATTCCCAAGGATTGGATGAAAATTGAGGGAGTTGATCCGCACGATGCACGTGGAACCTGTTGGCTTTTCGGTGCTGTTTCACCTGAAGAAATAGAAATTCAGGGAAAGGTAAGACACCGTATTTTTGTGCATGATTATCTGTTTACACATGATTCCATTGCGGACATTGTCAGACAGGTTAAATCTATCAGGGCAATGCACAATTATACTGATCCGGCGTTTGTTATTCTGGATGCTAAGTATGGTATTAAATCAGGTTTGGGTTCTACTGAGGAAGAAAAGAAATCATGGCAGAGCGAACTGGAAAGAGAAGGAATAAGACATATTAAAATGTCCCACTCTTCGCCCGGAGATGTAGAATTAGGGCATAAAATAGTCAGGGAATACCTGAAAGATAATTATTCCAAAGTAACTCAGGCGGCAAGACCTGGGTTGATGTTTGCCAAGAAGTCTTGTTCGGGTTTTAATTCGCCAATCCAGTATATGTTTAATTATCAGTATGACGACAAGACACATAAACCAAAAGAGGAATATAAAGACTGGGCGGACTGCGTCAGGTATTTTTGTTTGGAGCAACCGATATATCGTAGTCCCGCCAATGAACAGAATATAATTGATTTATTACAGGTCAGAATGAACAAGGCCATTAATTTAAGAAGGAGTGCCGTTAATGGATAAAGAAATTGAAATGCTTATTTTACTTCTTCGGCACCTGAAGGGCGTTATCAGCGCATTGGAAAAGTATTTGGAATTTAAGAAAGGAAAAGACAATGTGTCTGTGTAGCGATGATGCTTCTGGGTTTTTTGATTACGACCGATATTTTAAAGAAGACATTAAAGAAAATAAAGAAATAAAGCAGACTGATAAGGATAATAAATGCCACGACCAGACCAACAAGAATACGACAAATTAAAATGGCTTTTAAAACGCCTGAATGATTCCGAAGACTATTGCCGACCTTATTTTGAAAGGGCAAAACGGCATTATCGCCTTTATCGTTTCGGAACTGCTGTTAATCAGGAAGACTGGCCTTATGTAAATAGAGTAAAAACAAGAGACATATTGGCGTTTATTGAAGACTCTACCGCATTGATGGTTCAGACTCTTTTTGGTCAGGAGCCGTTTTTTGCCATTGATGCGCGGAGATGCACCGAATTTGACCGGCAATTTGGTATTGATCCAATGAAAATAGCCAAACAAATGGAAAATGTTTTACAAAACCAGATAGCCGATGAAGATACAGAGTTTTTTGAGGAAACAGTTGATTTTTTCAAGGGTGGCGGGATTTACGGAAATGGTTATGAAGGTGTATATCCTAGATTTGACGATCAGGGAGTTTATCAGGGGCCGTTAATTAAGGCCATTGATTTTTGGGACGTTCTTCCTGTTGCCGGAGCGAGGAGAGTTTCCAAGGCCAAGGGATTATTCGTCAGGGAGTTTCTATCGCAGGAAGAAGCATTTAATTTTGCTAATAAAGTTGGTTTGAAAGATGCGGAAAGCAAATTAAAGGGTTTTTTTGGAGACATAGAAAGAACGTGGCATAAAGACCTTTTGGCGGAAATTGGCATAACTACTTATGATACAAATTCAACGGATGTTGAAACGATACATTATTTTTCCGGTGGGCATATAATTACTTTTATGAACCGTGCTGTTATTGTCAGAGATAGTAATATAGCCGTAATAAACTCCCTTAATCAACCACAAATAATAAAACCATTTCCTTTTGACCACCCAATAGTCCAATATAAGTATATGCCTGTACCGTTAGAGTTTTTTGGCATGGGTATTCCTGAAATACTGGAAGTTTTGCAGGAAGACAAGAACCTTATCCGTTCTGGTCGCAGGGACAATATAGACCTTGTTATTAATAAAGTTATCAAAGCTCGTGCTGGAGCTGAAATTAATTATGATTTAATGAAGTATTACGCCGGTGCAATCTGGCCTCTTGAAAACCTTAACGATATCGAAGTACTGGATCAGGGAGATGTGACACAATCTTCATACATGGAAGAAGACCGTGTGGCAAAAGACATGGAGAACGCCCTATCTTTCTTTGGGTACGCACGTGGGATGACACCTACGCACGAGGAAAGACCTACCACGGTCATGCGTTTACAACAGGCCTCTTTAAATAGACTAGACCTGATAATTAAATTAACAGAATTTACTGTTTTAAGAAACATCGCCACAAGGATATTACTTCTTACCAGACGTTATATGCCACAAAAAACTTATGAGGCGATACTGGGTGAGCCGGATGCCGGTTTTTACAAGATGAACGAAGATCAGATCAGAAAGTATTTTCTTGCCCGACCCGTTGGTTCGAGTGTTACCCACGTTAAGGAAACTCGCCAGCAACAGGTTCAGATGGCAATGCAGATGCTTATGCAGGTTGCTCCAATAGCCCAACAGAGTACCGAACCATTTAACATTAACTGGTATGCGGCCATAAAGACAGGGTTTGACGCACTAGATATTAAGAACACCGACCAGATACTTATGAAGATGCAACCGCAACAAATACAACAGCAACAGGTTCAACAGGAACAAATGAAACAGAAAATGTTGGCAGAACAATTACAGCAAATTGCTTACGGTGAAGATATTAAACAAGGGACAGAGGCGAAATACGACATTATCAAGTCCAATAATGACGCAAAGAACCAGATAATTATTGATAACAACAAACCGCAAAAAGTAGAGGCACAAAGAGAATAATATGCCATGGACTGGTAAAAGTTTTAAGTCAAAACACAACAAGAATTTAAGCCCTTCCATTGCAGATGAGGCGGCAAAGATAGCCAACGCCATTTTGCGAGAAACGGGAGATGAAGGGAAGGCGATAAGAATTGCTAATAGTCAAATAAAAAACAAGAAAGGGAAGAAAAAATGAATCCTGCCGACATTAAAAGAGAGATATTACAGTCGTCCGATTCAACGGGGATTAGAAAGAAACTGGTGTCTGGTGAAAGTGGACTCAACAGTGACGACATTGTGGAAATGGGCATAGCCTTGGAAAACCTGACACAGCAAAAGGGTTGGTCTTATATTTCAGCATATATAATGAAAAACTCTAACCTTGTTGGATTGCTTTTCGGAGAGAACGACCCCATTGCCAGAGGAAAGGCACAGGCGTTAATCCTTCTTGACCAGTGGATACAGCAAACAATTTTAGCCAAAAATGAGATATTAAAAAAACAAAATGAAACAAAAGATAACAGTAAATAAGGAGATAGTAGAGAAACCGCTCAGTGCTATCGTTGAGGAGATCGAGTCTATTCTAAAACCGTATCAACATAAGTTGAATATAGAGATAGAAAAGAAAAACGGTCTTCAACATACCATACGCATGACAGTCGAAATAAAACAATAAAGCAGTTCGCCTTTAGGCCACCTCCTTAATCCATTAGGAGGATTTTCAATGGAACCCCAAGATGTGCAGGGAATCCCCAACGTGCAGGGACTAGAGGCATTAGTGTCTGACGAGGGACAATCTCAACCCCAAGAAAACCAGCAACAGGCGGCACAAGGAGAAAACAAAACAAACCAACCCCAAAATGTCAATGTGGTTCCAGTTTTGCCAGATGGAGAAACCATAGATGATCCAGAATTACAAGGGGTTTTAAAAGTTTTTCTTGATCCTCAAGGGAAAGTAAAAACCAAGGACGTATTAAAGTCCTACAAAGGAATACTCTCTCACACAACAAAAACATCACAGGAGAATAAGGTTCTCAAAGAACAGATGGCGCAAATTCAGGAGCAAATGGATTTAATACGTCTATCTCAGGTGCGGCAACCGGCACAACAGCAACCGCAAATGAAGGATTTTGACCAGCAGTTCTTGGAAAATCCACAAAAGGCCATTGAATCACTTGCAGAACAGAAGGCTCAAAGCCTTATGTCGCAGAGTAAGATTCAGGACGTTCTTGAAGAAGAAAACCTTAAAACGCCTCAAGAGTTCAATGAACGATATGGATATGCAAAATTAGTCGCCCAACAGTATCCTCAATTAGCAACATCTACTGCCGGAGTAAGAAAACTATTCCAGTTAGGCGATAAGTTGCGCGAGGAACAACAGAGGGTAAACGCATTTAAAGCGGTGAAAGCAATTTTCGGTGAAGACGTTGATTTTGATAAGTTCAAACAGCTTATTAAAAAAGATTCTATCGCCGGAGCAAATAATAACAACAACGCCTATATGCCCGACACATCTAATGCAAGTGGGAACCAATCCGATTCGAGTGTAGTTAAAAACGTTGACGCTGAGATCAATGAAGCTGTCAGCAAAGGCGATCCAGACGCAGTAATCAAAGCCTTGTTCAGGCAGAGAGGTCTGCGATAATAAGGAGCATATAAAATGGCTTTAGCATCAGGAAATTTTATGACTGGCACTGGTGGTTATGGAACCACTCTTGCCACGAAGTTGGATAAGATAGATTGTAGTCAGGTATTGGCTGCAGTCTTGTTAGCAGATAAACAATTACTCGGCCATATTCGCATGAGTTCGGTCGGGACAACGGTAGAACATAATTGGCTGGAAGATGAATTATCTCCGGCGTATGTTATTGGTCAGTCGGCGGCCTCTACCACAATGACGATTGATAGTTTCGGCACATCTACTTCATTGAGAAGGTGTGTCCGGGATAACGCAATTCTACAGCCGGCGGGTAAACAGTGGTTATTTCAGGTATCAGCAACCAGTTCTTCAATTTTGTTGAACGGTGCTACTTACGGGAATACCACGGCGGGTTATGCGACATTTGACACCGCTACCAAGTGTTATATTATCGCAAACCCCTACACCGATATTGCGGATGCTTCGGATGATATTTCACAGTCACGCGCTAAACGAAAGAACTTCATGCAGATATTTGAACGTGCTGTGGCTATTTCGCAGACCCGTAAAAATATGGACATGGAAGCGGTTATTGATGAACTTCAAACACAAATCAAATATCGCACAATGGAAATCAAGCGAGAACTTGATATGTCCGTTATTCGTGGATTTGCAAGAGGTCTTACTCCGTCAGGTTCTTATGAATTAAGAACAATGGCGGGTTTGGTTCAGTTGCTTCGTGATCCTGACCTTGACGGTGGAACTTACGAAGACACAACTGTTATCAATACAGCAGGGGCATTAACTATTGCGGCATTAAATTCACTTTGCTACAAGGTATTCGATCAGGGGGGTATAGATGAAACATCTGACCCAATTCTGGTTGTAGGCCCGAAACAGCAGAGAGTAATCGCCGGAATGGAAAGTTACCTTCGCAGAGTAGAACAGGGTGAACGGACAGTTGGATATTACAGAGATATATTCCTGTCTGATATGGGGTCGGAACTGCCCATTGTTATGGACAGATGGATGCCGGGCGATTTGTGTATGCTACTTGACAGGTCGAGAGTTTCTCTTATCCCTCTTCAGGGTGACGCATGGCACATTGAAAAAATGGCAAAGACAGTCCGTAGCGAGGAGTG